CTGCACAGCTAATGCGCCTCTTATCTCGCCTTACGCTGGGTAATGGTGGGACGATCATCGCATCGTCGGCTTCCACGAACACTGGAAGCTACGATGCGGTGACGGCACTTACCCAATCCACGGCCACGCTCGTTATCAGCGGCGCGACCTCCACTGCCACGCTTGCCGCCGGTGTTTCCGTTTATGGTGACATCGACCAGGTTGCGCTGACCGGTGGCGGGCTTGCCATCTACGTCCGCAAGGACTAAAAAGGAGGCCCGCTATGGGTCGTCAGTGGAATCAGATTATTGAGAGTCTTGGTCCGCTTACTGGCGGAACCATGTCGATCAACGCCAATTTGGCTGACATCGAGGCATTGCTTACGACAATTCAGGCTGATATTGCCGATGGGATTCAATCAACCAAGGGAACAACCACAACTGGAACGCTGACAGCGGGAACCACCAACGGAACATTGTTCGCAACTAATTCAACAAGAAATTATCTGCTTGTACAATGCACCAGCGGAACTGCATTTATTGATACAAACGGAACGGCCAGCACTGCCAATGGCATCCAGCTAACCAGCGGACAGGGAATTACATTTGAAGGAAGCTTTATTCCGACAGGCGCGATTGCGGCCATCACAAGCACTGGAACTGCACAGTTAATTGGAAGGCAAGGTTAGGCGATGGGCTTCTTTGGCGGCGGAGGAACAACTCCCGTAAACATGGTTGGTGCCAGCAGTGGCACGGCTGGTACGGCTGGGTATGTACCTGCTCCGGCAAGCGGAGATCAAATCAAATTTTTATCTGGGGACGCATCTTTTAAGTATTTGGTTCCTGTTTTAGATCCGGCAACATTTTCAAATTCAAATTACAACACTCTAGCGTTTAAGGTGAGCGGAAGTCTGTCTTCTGGAAGTCTTCTTACTACAAGATTATATTTTTGCCCTATTTTAGTTCAAAAAGATACAACATATAACCGTCTTGGAATGCGATATGGAAGCATAGCTGGATGCAAGTGCAGAATTGGACTCTATAATTGTTCAACGACATCTCTTTTACCTACTACATTAGTGGTGGATGGTGGAGAGGTTGGCAATGCCACTAACACAAATTATGAAGCAACAATAAACATTTCCGTTAAAAAAGGATTTTATTTTGGATGCCTCATTCCTGCAGCGGATACATCCATGAACTGTACGGCAAGTTATAGCGATTACATGCAATGTTTGATGGGGACAAACCAAGGAGCTTCGCTGAACGCTTTTCGTGATTTATTTTATTACACGACAACATATGGGACTTTATCTAGCGATCTTTCTTCGGCATCGTTTACGGCAGAAGCGGCAAATATTCCATGTGTTTACTTAAGGAATGTATGAGCAAAACAGTTGTAAAAAGATTGGATGGGTCTGTGTTTGTTGAGGACGACAGAAGTCTTGCAACAGCAAAAGAGCAAAACATTAACTACGCACGAACCTTAGCAAGCGAAGCCATTCAATCCGCTGGCCTAGACGAAGCCACCCAGCAAAACGCCGCCTTGGGGATCTATCCGCCAGAGCGTTGCGAGGCCATCAAGTCCTATATCGCCTCATGCTGGAACGAATACCTCCGTTGTAAAGCCTTGATTCTTGCCGCTCAAACTAACGACGAGGCTGATTCCGTCCAGTTTATTCAACCTCAAGTACCAGAAGGCATCTAGTCCATGTGGAAAACCATCGCCATCTGGCTGACCAATTTGAGTTTGCGTTTCTTGATGACGCAAAAGGAGTACGAGTGTTTCAAGGAGGCGTTGAGGTTTGCCGGGGAGAACAACACGGTTGCGAAGGAGACGAAATATATTGGGAAGGTAAAGCACCTGCTATCCGTCAACCGCTCGATCAAGCGGATTGTGGAGGAGGGCCGGGATCGGGACGAGATTGTGGACGCTGTTGTTCACCTTGCCGTGGCGTTAAAGTATCTGGAGGGCAAGGGTCGTGAGTCTTGATGAGATCCATGACCTTCGTGAGAAGTTCGGCTCGATGGCCGAGCGGCTTGCCAGGATGGAAGAACGCCAAGTTACCCTGATCGGGATGGTCGAGCGTTCCCTGTCCAGCTTTGGCGACCTATCCAACAGGGTGACATCCCTAGAGCATTTAAAAACCAAGATGCTCCTTGTGGCTGGCGCTATTGGTGCTATTGTCAGTGTGGCTTGGGATGCGCTCCGCTCCAGGCTCACCAACGGAGGATAAATGGCTACTTTAGGCACACAGAACATTTCCACCAGCTATCCGCAGGTACTTAAAACCTTTGGGTCAAATATCGTTGGTTCCACCCTTGCTGCGGTGTCAAGCGGAGACGAGGCCGGGGTTTCCGCCCTCCAGATTTCCACCACCGGAGTGAAAAGCACCGGCACATTTGCTGTGGATGGTGCGGCCACGTTTGGGTCGAACATTACGGCCTCAACCGGGACTGCCACGATTGGAACCATCAGCGTAAATACCGCCACGATTGGAACCATTTCAACCCTTAATGGGCTTTCTGTTACCACTACCGCAACTATTGGTACGGCCAGAATCACAGGTTCAACTGGTGGAATTACGGCAATCAATTACGGAACATCCGCATTTACAACCGCAACTGTTCCTACCAGCGGATCTTCAACCGGAACATTTGCAATCAATGGGCTTGGGTTGAACGACATTGTCAACGGAAGCCTTAACTCGATTGGGTCAGCCACAGGATCTCAGGCGTTGTCATTTTTCGTGTTTGCCAAGGCAGCCAATGTCGCTGGATATACTCTTTGCAATGTTAACAACACAACAATTTCAACCGTCCCTGCTGGAACCATTTACGCAACCGCAATGAGGTTTACAAGCTAATGGCTATTAAGTTTAATCGCTCGCAGACTTTTGCTACCAACGGCACGGTGACTGCCGCTGGCCTACACAATCTTATTGACGGAACGGACATTTACCAAGCACTGATTACAGATCAGCCTAGCCTCACGGCTGTTGCACCAGAAGACAGCATTCTTATTGCCGATGCAAGCTTGACGGCTGGTGATGCTCCAAGGCAGACAACTGTATCTAATTTGTTTGATGATGCGCTGACTGGCGGAACATATACAAACCTTAACCTAACTGGTGCGCTGACATTCGGAACTGCAACAGGAAATAGGACTGTTTCAACCAGCGCAACGATCACGACAGGAACAATTCCGAGTCTTACCTCCAGCACGGCCAGCATTACGATTGGCACGATTCCAACACTAACCGCCGGAACTACCACATCGACTGCTGCAAACATTACAAATGGAACAATCCAAACGCTTACTTCCAGTACTGCGACAATTACAGGTGGAACTTTCGGCGGATTGCTTAATAGCTCAACTGGAACATTTTCTGGTGCAATAAATAGCACATCTGGAACAATTTCAAATTTTTCAACTACTCTTGCTGGGGATTTTTCAATAAGCCAAGGAACAGGAACACTTGGAACAACAGGCGTAACTTCAGGAACTTATGGAACAAGCTCTGTTGCAGTTACTCTAGGAGTTGATTCAAAAGGAAGAATTACAACCGTATCAACAAGCGAGATATCGTCATCCGGTCCAGCGTTTCTTGCAACAAGGTCAACATCAGATCAATCAATAAATTCAAGTGTATATACAAAAATACAATTTAACAATGAGGTTTTTGACACTAACTCATGTTTTGATAATTCAACTAATTATAGATTTACTCCAAACAAATCAGGATATTATTATTTTTTTGCAACATCAGTAAATAATATCGGATCTGGAAGCCAAACATATACTATTTTAAAAATATATAAAAATGGAAATGATCTTTCTGGAGCAGAGTCAAGCTTTACAGCAACAAGCGGTGGTGGATCAACTTTGCATTGTTTTACAATTGGATCAATGAACGGAACAACTGATTATGTTGAGGCTTTTGCATATAATATTGGAACAAACCCATCTGTTCAGCAGAGATCATCATTTGGTGGATACTTTATAAGGCCATGAATAATTTATTTGAAAAAATAATTTTAATATATCCTGAATTAAAAAATTTTGATTTTGCATTTGGGCCAATAGAGTTGAGGGACAATTCAGACGGAAATGGACCATATATACACAAATGGGAACATCCATCTCTTGAGATGCCGACAAAAAGCCAGCTTGAAAATGCGAAATAATGACCCTCTCTGAAATCGCCCAATACGCAGGCGAGAAGGTCGGAAAGACCGACTCTGACACCTTGGTTTTTCTCCAGAAAGCCGCAAGCTTGGCTTACCGCCGAGTCTGGAACTTTGCGCCTTGGCGCGAGACTGTAACCAGTTCCACCTATTCGGTCGGCACCAACCGCACCATCACCCTCGGAACCAACGTGGAGACACCGCTCTCCGTATCCTATGACCAAGCCGAAGTTGAACCCATTGACCTTGCCACCATCATCAGCCAGGACGCTGATCTGCTCGAAGATACCCGCACGGGTCTCCTGTGCTGTATCACTTTACTGGCCGCAATACGAGCGGAATTGCACAGCTTGATCTGTATCCGCGATTGGCGACTGCTGGGACGATAAGCCTGCGGGTAGTGGAAAAGCTGAAATGCATAACCCGTACAAACATTGTTGTCGATTTTCCTCCTGCCACAACCGCACTTGATGACGAGCTTCGCTTGCCTCATGTGCATCAGGTCGTGCTTGCCTTGACCCATGCCGATGCCTTGGAGCGCGAACGGCAGTATGCCAAGGCCCAATCGGTCGTGCAGACAGCCAATGCCGACCTTGCTGTCATGGCCAACTACGAACTGAGCCAGGTGGGCGGGATTAAGCAGATCACTCCGTCCAGCTTGGGCGATCTTACCACCGAAGAAATCACCGCTTCCTAATGCCCTACTACTCGGACAACCTCGACGACCTTCTGGCGTTTGACGGCATCCGCAGTTTTGCGGGTGGTCAGGCCAGCGGTCTGCAATCCGACCTCTTGGCTGAGAACCAGGTTCGCGAACTTTCCAATATGACGCTGTCACCCAAAGGCAGCTTGGAGACGCGCCGAGGGATTCTTAGTTTCAGCACAACGGCAACCAGCGAGGAGGGATCTATTGGCGGGATGCGGTACTACGACACGGCTGCGACCGAGCGGCTTGTCACGGTCACGCAAGGGCGTGTTTACACCATTGATTCAACCGGGTCGGCAGATATTCATCCTCCTGATGAAACATGGTCACAGGTAAGCAGGACTTGGGGGTCTGAGGCACAGAATTGGGCTGACGGATTTTCTTCGGCAATAGACACGCCTGTCAAGATGGCACAGTTCAACGACAAAATGTACATGGCCGATGGAGATGGCGATCTTTATTATTATGATGGAAGTATTGTTACTAGGCAGGCTGGTAAGGTTCGAGCCATCACGGTGACAACCGCTGGGTCTGGATATACCAGCGCAACAGCGATTGTAACTGGTCCGCAGTGGGGTGGAGCATATCCTCAGTTAATCACAACCGTGGCTGGTGGTGCTGTTACCGGCGTGACCGTGGTTGACGGAGGTTCTGGATATGGCTCAACGCCGACCGTAACAATTATTGGCGATGGCTCCGGGGCGACAGCCACGGCAACCGTAAGCCCGCCTCCAAGCAATCTAAGGCTTTTAATCAACACCGGGAATCGCCTATTTGCGGTGGGGTCTGGATCTGAAAGAAACACGCTTTACGCATCCGATATTCTTGACGCTTCGGTGTGGGACTCTACCAACAGCGCGGTCATCAACGGTGATGACGGAGACGAGATTGTTGCCATCGTTGCATACTACCAGAACCGAATCATTGTATTCAAGAAACGGCGCATATTCCAAGTCACAATCCCACCTGACATGACCACGGCTGCGGATTGGACGATTGAGCTTATCTCCAATAACATCGGTTGCGTGGCAGAGGCCACAGCCGTGCAGGTCAATTCCGATATCTTCTTCCTGTCTGATGACGGCATCAGGTCGCTGATCCGATCTGCCGCCGACGACTTTACATCGGTTGGTTTGCCAATTTCCGAGGTAGTAAAGGATGTCATCCAATCCATCAACACGGCGGCGATTGATGTCTGCACAGCTCACTTCTACGACAACCGCTATATGCTTGCATTCCCAAGCGAGGCCAACGATGTCAACGACACCATCCTTGTCTACAACACAATATTGCAGGCTTTTGAGGGTACATGGACACCGAATGTCATGCAGTTTGCGCTGACCAACTTTGAGGACGAGGGTGTTCGGTTAATGATGAAGACAACCACCGGACAGATCAATAAGTACAGCGGGTATAAGACTCCAGCACAGGTTACAACCGCAGACTACCAGGATGCTGGCGTGGATTATGAATCTTATGTCCGAACCAAGGACTTTAACTTTGGCGATCCGTTCTCCAACAAGTATGGAAGCCATTTTGAGGTAATATTTGACGATTCATTCTCAACAGATGCGTCCATCTCAATTCAGCGTGATATTGACGTTGGGGATATTGATGTCCAGCCAAACCTAAACATATCCAGTGCGGCCCTTACGCTTGACTTCACACTTCCAGCCATCCTGCCAACCTCTGTCAAGAAAAGGCTTGCCAGCGATCTTCGGGCATACGAGAAATGGAGATTGCTAAATATCAAGATTACCAGCGCAGCTAACAAGATGGCCATCCGCCAGATCACGGCTGCGGCCAATCCTGACACCATCGAGGTGCAAAAGACCCTGTGACGGCTGTTGAGTTTATTGAGGCTTCCGGGGTGCCTGAGTCCATGTGGCCTAATTTCAGGGAATGGTTCAACTGGCATTCTGAGCGTGGTCTTGTGGGGGTTGCCAAGGACGGCGACGAGGTGGCAGGAGTAGCCATTGCCAGGTGCATAAAAGGAATGGAAGTGCCTGAACCATATCAACATGACGAGGATGGCGATAGTGTGTTTGTGGACTTGACCGTGACCTCTATTGGTGGTATTACTAATGCCCTGAGTCGCAAGGCTCTGAAGTGCCTGCTGTCGATCCTGTGGGATCGTTTTGGTCCGCGCAGGAGGATCACCTTTAAACGCAACGGTTTTTACAAGGAGTACGACTACTACAAATTTATGCGAAAGGCACTGAACTAATATGGGAGGTGGACCAAAAATTCCTGCACCGCCACCTCCGCCAGACCCAATGGCAGTTGCACAGGCTAATGCGGAAGCCTACAAGATGAATGTTGATACATACATCAAAAAGCTTCCAGAAATGACTGCCGTTGAAAACAAGATGCGGATGCAGTATATGCCGCAACAGCGCGAACTGGAACGCCAGTTGTCCGCGCTTGACCAGTTGGCGGCAGTTCGTTCTGGGCTTGAAACCGAACGTACTTACGGCCCGCAGCGCAGCCTTGAGACTCTTCGCCGCTCCTACGAGCTATCCCCGCAGGGTTATGCCCTACAAAGAGGATTGGGGGCGCAATTGACCCGCCAATTTGAACAGCTTTACGGACGCAGCCCTTATGCTTCGGTTGAGCCACAGGTTGCATTTGGGCCGCAATCACCAGCTGCAAATTATTACGGAACGATTGGCACAAACGTAAGTCAACCGAAGATGGAGACTTGATAAAATGGCATTATTTGCAGACCCATCACAAGCCGCGATTCAAGATGCTTACAACAAGGCAACAAGATATAAACTTGAAGACAATGGATCAATTTCTGTAATATATCCTCCAAGTGTTGGAAGCAGAAATGGTGGATACGATAGAAATCTTGGGTACTATTCAGATCGTGGTCAAAGAGAAAATTACTACTCAAGAATAT